ATTCTGGATCCAATAGATCTGGATCTGTTACTATTAATGATCTAAGATCAGATAATGGTCTATCTACTGTGTTAGTATTTAACACTCCATCATCTATTGCTTTTTTGACTGCTTTTGCCGCAAGACCACCTAAACCAGATGTAGAAGTATCTCCGGGATCTTGCCCTGGTATAGCTGTAGCTTCTTTTTCAAATATAGACATTATGCTAATCCTCTTTGTCTAAGTCTTAAAATTTTTTCATCTTCTCTTAACAAAGCATTTTCTACTTCAGTCAACCCTTGATTTGTAGTGGTGTTCGCTGGTGCTTGAGCAAATAGGTTAGGGTTTACGTTTGCTGTGTTAAGTATACCTGTGGGCGCTTTTGAGGTATCACCAGTAATGCTTTTTGTATCTTGTGTTTCTTCTTTAGGGACATTATCAAACATGTTAAAGTCTTCTAAATTTTTTAATGTTCCTTCAATTCCATCTGTTATTTGATCTAAACTCATTAACTCTATATTTTCTTTCATTAATTTAAGTTCATTTTCTTCTTGTTTAGTTTTGCTTTCACTAATCATTGCATCCATTAATTTTAAAGAAATAACTTTTATCTGATTTGCAGGAGTGTTAGGGTCAAAAATTTTTGTAACCTCGTCTAATTTTTTAGGATCAGATAAAAATTTAGATGTTTTTCTTGCTAAATAGATGAGTGCAGATCCTATTACTGGATCTGAAGTTACACCAACTACCCCAATGGCACCTCCAACAATTGATCTAGTCCCCCCTAAAACAGCCCTTCTTGCAACAAAAGATGAAACATCAGGAATTTTTAAACCTGAATGATTTTTAGCTACAGCAAAAAAATCATCTAAATTTTTTAAAGTTAATTTAGATCCTTTCAACATTGTCTCTAACATCTCTCTTCCAGCCTCTGTTGTTAGACCCAAGTTTTTTTCAAATTTGTATGCATCAAAAACTAAACCTGCTTCTTCCTTACCGGCTGAAAACAAAGAATTGTCATATGCTTTTTGTAATTTTGATCTAACAAACTTTTTAAATTGTTTTTCACCAATTAAAGATTTTAAATTAGCAAATACCTCTGGACTTGCTTTTCTACTTAATAGAGCCTCTGCTAATTCCTCTGCAGTAATAGACCCTGGTTTTTCAAAACCAGCAGAAAAAATATTCTTATCGACTTGTTTAAATTGAGACGTTGGAGGTGATTTAAAAGTTTGCTTACCAGGTATTGGTTTTAATGTTACCCCTTCTTTTTTAGCTGCATCTTTTAGAGCTTTTGTTATAATAGAATTTTCCAAACCATTTGCATATACTTTATCTGCAAATTTTAATTTTTCTGCTATATCAGATAAAATTTTATCATCTATCTTAGCTCTTTTAGATTTACCCATAGGGTAAACTTTTGTAAGCAAATTATCTCTATAAGATTTTTTTGTTAATAATCTTAGATCTTTTTCTAAGGCAGATTTAATGCCAGTTAAAACTTTAACATTACCAGGATTAGTTGCTCCTGCTAATTTAATATAATATTTAACACCGTCTATTAAAGATTTATATTGTGTTGCATCTATATAATCTGGATAGTTTTTACCTTTTTTTGCAAATTTATATAGTGTATCTCTATTTCTAGGACCAAATACTTTTTCACCTGTCTTTAAAGTTATAACTCCATCATCAACTAATTTTGTAAAAGATGCTAAAGAGTTCTTAAAATTTTGTGTAGATATAATTGGAACCTTACCTAATTTATCTACTGACTTATAAAAATCATCATAAAAAAAACTTGATATGACTCTAAATTCATCAAAGGTAGATTTAGATGCTTTTGTCATGTCTATGCCTAGCTTTGTTAAACTTACATTAGGACCAAAAGTATTTAAAGTATCAACTGCTTTATTATTTAAAAAGGTAGCTTTTTTAGCTGTGGCTTGTTTAATTGGATTTCCAATAAAAGGAAACACACCAATTACAGTTCCATACCCTCTTGATATCATATTACCAGCATCACTTAAACTTAAAGGGAAGTTTAATCTTTTAGCTGAATTATATAACGAGTCATCTGCTTTACCAAAGATAAGTCTTTTTGTTGCTGTAAATAATCCAGGGACTTTTGCAAAAAAACTTTGTAGTACAGCCTCTCTTTGAAAATCTCCCTTTAGTTTTCCAACTTGGGTTGTAAAATCTGTGGGTTCATCTGTTATAAAACTTTGCATTATATCATATAACTGACCACCAGCGGAAGCACCTGCCACTCCACCCGCAACTGTTCCTGGAAGACCAAAAACCGTTCCAGGCACTGATCCAAAAACAGCGCCGGTTGCTTCAAAAACAGGTCTACTTAAAAGTATTTTATCTAAACCTTCAGCTTGTTCCGTTTTGTTTGAGTCAGTCTCTATTAGTTCAGGAATTATTGTTTCAGCTTCTAAACCTTTTTCCACGTCACCTATATCCGGTGTCACTTTACTAGTGTCGACCTCCTCTGTCTCCGTGGTGTCTGTGGTATCTGTTGTTGCGCCTAAAGCTTTTATAATAGCTTCCTGCTCCTGTGCTGTAGGAGTATCTCCTTGAATTTCTATTTCACCTAAACCCTCTATGATAACTGTGCCCATGATTATTTCTCCACGAGTGTAGGTACACCATTAACGATCTCAACTTTAAATTTTTTTGGCTCCGTTAAAGTTTTTCCTAACAATCTATTTTGATCATCTATATAAGTTTTAAATTGTTTTCTTATTTCTTTTAATTTTTCTCTAACCGCATCAGATCCTTTTAAACCAGTAAGATTAATTGCAGCTTTAGCCTCATTTAACATTTGATTAGTTATTCTTGTATTAGGATTCATAACTCTTGCAAATGCAGGAACAAGTATATCTTCTAAAGCTTCTAATCTCGCAGTATTCGTATTAAGAAGAAGTTCTTCGCCACCAAATTGTGTAATAGGTCCACTTAAATCTATGTTTAAATCTTTACCTAAACTCAATGTATCAAAAGCAAATTTTCTAATTGCACCTATACCTCCTGATAAAGTAGGGTCTTCTGCAAGTATCTGATCTATTGTGTCAAGATTTTTTAATTGTCTTGAGACAAAATTTGTTTGATTTATAATTTTATCTCTCTCACCTTTTCCTTGAATTTGATCGCCAGGAAGAATATTTTGTATTGTTGTTCCACCGCCACCAATTACAAATACTTTATTAAAGTTGTTAGATCTAGGATCTTCATCTATTTGATAAGCCTTACCTTCTTCATAAGCTGGTCCTAATCTTTCTTTTGCTTCAGCTGCAGTTAAAGTTCTAAACCCTTTTTTAGGTGCTATATCTTTAAACAATAAAGATGCCATAGCTGCTTTATACTCATCAGTTCCAGGTGGAAATCCAGCTGCTATTAATTTCTTTTCTAAATCTGTTCTTGTATCTTTAGTTGGTTTAAGAGCCTGTCCCAAGACTGTTGATACAGCTGCCTGATCTCTTTTAGCAGCAAGCGCTCTTCTCTTGTCATCCTCAGATACAAATTTTTTATATCCTACACCTAGAGCATCTATTATAGGTGCACCTGATGCAAGAGCAAGGCCAATCTCACCAATAGGTAATCTTGTTTTAGGTAGAGGTGCAAATTGATTTTGTAATTCTCTTAACAAATTTACATTAGATCTTATTTCATCCTCAGTCATGTTACCAAACATGCCTGTGCTATAGTTTCTTCTATCAACTAATCCAGACATGATACCTGTATTAGTAGACCCGCCTCTTCTAAACATTGGTCTTTTTAATATTCTACTCATTATGTGGTTCTTCTACCTCCAAAGATTCTGCCATAGATATCAGCACCTGCTAACCCGACACCTAGTGCTTGCATCAAAGGACTAGGTCCTGCTGCTGGAGCTTCAGTTGGTATAAGTTGAACTGTACCAGCTCCAGGTGTTAATCCTGATATACCTTGACCAAACATACTTAATCTTCTTCTTGGATCTTCTACTGCCATCGCTGCTGCTTGTCTCTGTGCATCTAACACTGCTTGAGTTTGTGCTTGTTGTTGTGCACCTAATGTGCCAAGACCAGAGATCTGTGCTCTAGCGAAGTCTTGTGCTGTACCACCCAGACCTGATTGAAGTTGAGCAATACCCATTTGATTTGCAAGGTCTTGCTGTCTTGCAGTGGCTGCTTGTTGGAAACCTCTTTGTCTTAAGTCTGCTAATACTCTCGCTCTGTTAGCGTCACTTGTCGCCTGATACTCGGCTCTTTGCACACCTTCACGGCCACCACCAAATGCACCTGGCACACCTAGTGTTTGCGCTGCTAATTGATTCTGTCTCATCTGAGCTTGTTTATCAAACTCTGCAAGAGTTGTATCTATAACCTGTTGTTGAAAAGGTGATGTGTATGCAGTTTGTTGTGCTGCTGTCATAGGTCCTGTTAACCCTGCCGCTGCATCTGCTGCAGTGCCTGCTTTTGTTAAGAATGGTTGAAACGCTCCAAGTCCTTTTGTTGGATCAACTGCTTGTTGATACGCTGCAGCTTGTAATGGATCTTGTGCTGCAACTTGCGGTGCAAGCTCTGCCATACCAGCTTTTGTAATTCCAAACTGTTGTGCCTGTGCTTGTCTATTTGCAAACTGCTCTGCTGTCTCACCTGGTTGTTGTTGAACAGCTGTAGTGATTGTTGGTATACCAGCTTGTCTAGATAAATCTGTTAAAAATGTTTTCTGTGCTGCTTCTACAAACTCTGGTGGTAATGTTCTCTGTTCTGTAACACCACCTGTTTGATAACCTATTCTGCCACCTTTAGCTTCTTTGATCCTAAATATATTAGCACCCTCTCCTGTAGTGGTATCCATCATCATAGATTTAGGTGGTAAATTTCTTATTCCACCTGCAGGACCCATTCTATCTTTGTTAAGTAGATAACCATATTTCTGAATAATTCTATAATAAGAGTTTGCAGCTTTAGATAAACCAGTTCCCTCTGTTTTATCAAAAGATCTATTAATGTCATTTACAATTTTCATTTTTTCATCTTCATCATCTATATCTAATGCCGCATCTATTACTTTCATAGCTTGATCGTATAAAGATGGTAGTATTCTTTTAGCTTCTATTTCTTCAGCTTTTCTCATATCATCACCACCGATAATAAAAACTTCATTTAAATCTGCTCTAGTGCTAGCTTCCTTAGGCATCATATAATCTCTACCACCGCCACCTGCTCTGTTTAAAAATAAATCTTTAAAAAAATTTGGTTGATCATCAGAGCTTTGTGGCTTTGCTCTTCCTAATAATGTAGCGATATTTTGACCTGCTCCTTTGACTGCTCCGGCTACTCCTCCTAATAAAGATCCTAGACCTGATTTTTTTTCTTCTGCCATTATACTACTCTTTTCTCTAATTTTTTCATTGTATCATACATCCTTTGTGCTCCCTTTTCAATGCTGCCGTTGCCTGCTCCTCGAACCGCGTCTGCAGTAAATACAAACTCGTTCTTAGATAACATAGCTGGTACGTCATCTGCTTTTTCTTTAATACCTACAGGCACAAATCCACCTTTGTCTCGATAGTCTCGTTCCATAACTCCAGCTTTATTTGTTCTCATGATACCTGTTGGCATGCTACCCATAGCATTTTTCTTTCTACCAGTTTCATTTGGATCTGGATTCTCATTGTTGAATTCTCTAGATAATTTAACATATTCTTCTAAATTTAAATCTTTTACCTCTAATCCATAATTAGCTTTTAACCATTTCATGAACCCAGTGCCACCTTCTTCAAGTCTTATCCTACCGCCTGTTTTCATAAATTGATTTCTACCAGCGTAATATCTTCCTCTTGTAGTATTATAAATTGGATTTGCTTTTAAAAAACTAGCTACGTTAGAAGGACTCATTGTATAAACAGGATCTAAATTTGACCCTGCACCAGATGTAGAACCACCGCTAGAAGGTGAAAAGGTCATAGATGGAGATAGATCTAATAGTTTTTGATCTAATTCTGCTAATGTTTCATTACCAGTTAATTTTGCAAACTCAGCAGGATAATCATTTTGAAAAACTCTTAATAAATCTTGATAAGCTATTCTGCCTGCTCCAATATCTACTTCTCTACCATCAGCAAAACTACCAAATTTTTTTTCGTCAGCAAAAAATTGTTCCGCTTGTTGATCTAACATTGTATTAATTCTTTTATCTAATTTATCTTTTTCAGCTTGTGGTAAAGCGTCAAATTTTTTTTCTAAAGCTAAAAAATCTTGCTCTGGTAGTTCACTTAATTGAAAAGCGTTTAACCCAGAAAACAATTGTAAAGGATCTGTCATACCTGGGCCTGCTGGGCCAATACCAAGCGACGGCATTAGACGTGATTGAAACCCAATACCGTCTTCTATCATTGTATTAATTCCTTTTGGTTTAATTATATCCGAACGAGACAAACCTAATGATTCTAAATATTTATTAAAAGCACCTGACTCTACACCACCACTAAATGTAATAGGTGTTCCACCTGGTAATACTCCTTCAACTATTGCCATAGTTCCCGTACCTTGCATTAGTTCTGGATTCTGTTCTTTAAATTTTGCAAAACCCTCAAGTATGTCTTGATCTCTTCTAGGTTGCACAGGTAAAGTGGGCATTATAGGCATTATTAGTTCATCTATTGGTGTGTCTGGATCTGGTTCTACGGGTAGTTTTCTAAAAATCATATCATCTGCTGGTCCACCTGGTTGAATTCCACCCTCTACTGGTTCTACACCTCTTCTAACCTCTGTAGGCGGTTCCATAGGTAAAACTCTTTCAATAATATTATCTGGTCTACCTGGTCTACCTGTACCTGGTCTACCTGGTTGATCTGGCATTACTGGTAATATAGGTTGAACGTCTCCACCTGGAGGTTGAACTGGTTTAGATATTGGTAAATCAGGTTTTTCTATTTTTATAGGCGCTGCTTTAGGTGCAGGTTTAACTACAGGCTCTACGTAACCTGGTATATTCGCTCTTGCTTGTCTAAATTGTTGCGCAACTGCAGCTTGGTTAGCTAAATTACGTCTTATGTTTTCTGCTAATGTATTAGCCATGGTGATACCACCAGTTTGATAACTAACTCTACCGCCGTCTCTAACATTAACTCTGTCAATAAATTCTTGTTTTTGTTCATCAGTCATAGAGGAATATTCTTTATCAAACTTAAAATAATTATCAAAATATCCCTTCATTTTTTTACCAACATTTTCTTTTCTTCTAGCCATGTACTCTTCATAAGTTTCACTTTCTTGTTGAGGTGGCTCTTCTGCTAAGAATGCTTGATAAATATAAGTCGCTGCCCCACTTACACCGCCAACTAATATCTGTTGTTGAACTATATTTGGTAAGTCTTTTAATATTGGCACATCTTTAAATAATCCAGTTGCATCTCTTATTGATTTAAAACCAACATCTTTTTTAGTATCGCTAGTAATTTTTTCAATAAAGTCTGTATCTTTTTTTTCTCCAGGTTTAAAAAAATCTTGAACAGCAGTTGTTCTATCAGGGCTTAATGGAGATGTAAAACCACCTCTTATTCCACCACCCATAATATCTGTTGCTCCACCTAAAGCTCTTGCTCCTGCTCCAAATGCAGTAGTAGCGAGCCCTTGTTTAAATGCGTCAGACAAACTACCTCTTTGATCAAATCGACCTATACCTCTCATCAATCCTGCGATCGCTGGATTAAATGGTGCAACAAACGGTGCAGCTTTAACTGCAATGTTAGCTATCTCATTTGGTATAAGTTTTCTAAATCGTTCTTTTATTTTACTACCAAGGCCATACTTTTCTCTTGGAACTACATTTGTAATCCCGCCTTTATTACGCAACTGTCTTGGCATTTTTGCTCTATTAATCATATATGTTAAATGTTGTTTATTTTAAAAAGGCAGGAATTTAACCTGAATTTACAGTATTACTCGTTTTTTACAAGTAAATCAAGACTATGTTGTAACCTCTCTAGGCTTAGTTTCTAAAGCTGAAAGCACCACATGTAGTCTATTTGCTGTAGCTGCAGTCACTTTTAATACTTCACTTTCCTGTAATACTAAAGGTGCTGATAATAATTCTGATGTACCATTGGCAGATATAGATTTTGTTTTAAATAGGCTAAACACATTATCACTAGTGTCAGTAATAGTCACCGTAATAGTATCACCGCTACCAGAGTCATCTGACACTAATATTGACTTAACTATAGATGTAGAAAAACTAGGCACTGTATATAATACTGTAGCTGACGTAGAGGTTAAATCTACTTTTTTATTTACAAATGAATTAGCCAAAGAAAAAAGCCTCCGTCTCCGCTTCGTCTTTTAAATCTTGTTGATATGTCGTGTTTAACTTTTGCACAATACTATCTACATCTCTAACAAAAGATTGTTGCACTTGTTGATCATAATCTTCTAAAGGTTGTGTTAATGCTTGAACTATTTTTGCCATTATCTTCTACCATCTGGTTGATAGTCTATTCTAAAAGTTCCAACTTTCCAAAATTGACTCGTGCTGGTGTTATCTATTTTTAAAGATATTTGTCTAGATCTTGCACGTGTATCTATTTTTTGTGTGCTACTATTTATAGTAAACGGACCTAATGTAGAACTAGCTTGAGAGTCGTTTGGAAAATCTCTTAAATTTAATGTAACTCTTGCATCGCCTGTTTGTGCAAGAAAATCTGGTAATACTCTTCTTATTTTCATCATAAATTCACCATCACCTGCTAAACCTTGTTGACCAATATCAAAATCTCCAGATTCAATTGATGCAGTAATTGCTGTAGTTGCACCTTCTCTTACTTGATCTAATCCTTTTTCATGTTCATAATAATAACTAACACCATCAGTATTACCTTGAACAAATGTAGAAGAACCAGATGTGCCGTTTGTACTTGTGTCATATTCTGTTGCATGTGGTTTACCAAATACAGCTGAGTCTTGCCACGCAGTTCTTGCTAATGTACCGACAGTCCATACTGGTCGCTCGGGACTTGAGTCTAAGTAATTATACGCTACCATTCTATTTACCGTTCCAGAACCTTCGTTTGGATAAAACCATATCACTTCACCAAACAAATTATTAAGTCCTGCATTAATGTGTTGCTTTGGTATTGTATTAATATCATCAAATACATGGTCCTCAACTAAACATGGCAGTGATTCTAGTTTACCAGTATATCTAAAGAAACCATTTTCTGACATCCAATACGCTGTACCATCAACTTCAACAGCTGCGTTTTGTCCAATTAATCCACAGTTTGTACCAACTTGTTGAAAAGAAAACGTAAATGGTGGACCAACAAAACGCATAATAAATAACGCGGTATCTGTCCAAACATAAATTGCATCACGACCTCTGATTGCTCCTACAATCTTAGATCCATCTGCAAGTCTTTGTGTACCAGCAGTATTTGTTGCACTTGGTGTGTATGTGTTAATATCTTCTTGAGAAGAAAATCTTACAAACATAGGATCTTGCGTAGTTGAAGTTCCTATTGTTGTTTCTGTTCCAAAAAATACTAAGTGTCTATCTGGTGTAGATACTAAACTAAATGCAGAAGCTGTTGGTGCGCCTGATATAATTGTTGCTCTAGTAGATGTTGCATCTGTAGGATTTGAATTCCACTCAAATGACTCTCCACCGTTTATGGTTGCAATTAATTTATTACCAAAATTATCTAATGACCATAAACCCGGTGCTGTTACAATATCTCCAGATGCTGCAGCGTTCCACGCAAAAAAGTTTGATGCATCAGTAACAGTTGCACCAGAGCTATGTGTTGCAGCTGTTGTACCATTAGCACCCCTAGTTAAACCAGTTAAAGTTCCACCACTATTTCCTGTATATGTAATTAGTTCTGTTCCTATTTGAACTGTTCCAGATGATCCGAAAGAACTAGAACTTGCCATTGTTAATGATGTTACACTTGCGTTAATTCCTGATGATAGTGTTGATGTAAACTGTCCTTGGGCCTGACCACCCCATGATCCAAGACCCCAACCAGTAGATGCAGTTTCTACAGCGGGTCCTACAGGATAATAGTGTCTAACTCTTATACCGCCAGATGTAGTTGCACCTGATCCAGATTCATTAGAACCCATAGTAATTGTTAATGTAGTATCAGTTGGAACTGATGTAACCATAAATTTTACATCATTAAAATCACCAGATGCAAAATTAGAATTTGTAATAGATGAAAAGTTATCTAATAAAATAATATCACCTTTTCCTATATTGTGTGCAGAAGAAAAAGTTAGTGTTACAGCTGCAGATCCGTTTGTTGTAGAAAATGCACTTGTTAAAGTTGTTGTAGTTTTGATTGGATGTACATCATAAAAGATACCACCAGAATATGCATATAAAATACTACTAGTCCCTAACGCTGCGTACTTAATACCAGATGTATTTACAAAATGATGAATAGCTGTATTACGACCTGTCATTTCAACAGATCCCAATTGTGCCCAACCACCTATTTTTTCAGGTGATCCGTATCTAAACCTAACATTATCACCATTAACCCATTGACCTTCACCACCTGTAGCAGTGACTTGTTTATTAAACCCTGGTGCAAATTTTAATTTTTGTAACATACAAAATCCTTAATAATTAGGCAGGAGATGGTGTGGTGGAGATCTCCCGCCAAATTATTATATACAACATTATTCAGGTACTTTAAAGCCTTTATACCAAGCAGGCAACCCTAAAAAAGGTCTTGTATCATATTGATTTTGTTTAGCTGTCTTTGAATTCATTTTATTATAATGTAAAAATACTTGTCCACAATCTTTACCTTTAAATTCTTCTCTCCAATGTTCTAAATCACAACCAGAATAAATCAACATATCACCTGGTTCTAAATCTATTTTAATACCAGCTTGATTTGTTTTACCTGTTGGATCTAAATATATTGGCCATGGATCTCCTCCTAAATTCAATGTGGTGGATATTTCACAAGAATATCTATCTTTGTGTCTAGCTAATACATCACCTTTTTTATAAATTCTAGCGTAAGAATATGTCTCAGATAGTTTTAATCCTGTGTGTTTTTCCATAACAGGTTTTACTTGTTCTAATAAAGTTTCCATTACTATATCACTATAGTGTGAATATGTATTAGGAACTTGTTCATCATTCCATACACCAAAATATTCTGTAAATGGTGATATAAATTTTTTATCAAATAAAAATCTTGCGACTTCTCTTTTGTTTAAAAAATATTTAAAACAGAAATCTGCTATTTCTTTTGATACGGCAGATTTTAAAATACTATATTTATTTTTTTGGAACGCCGATTTTTTTAATAACATTTTTTCCTTTCAGTTGCATTTTAGATTTTATAAAATTATCTATAAAGTTAGGTTTATTTTTTACAGAACCATTTTCTAAAATGGTTTTTATTACAGCTTTTTTCATGTCTTTATTTTGCATTTAAAACATCATTAGGTATTGCTTGACAGTTCCAATGTATAAATCTAAATGGTTCATATCCCATGTCAACAGAATATTGATGAGGCATGTATGATGGAAAAAACATCATTCTTCCTGGTTTAATTTGATAATTAATTTTTGAAGATGCGTGTGTTATTTTAGATTTATCTTTTTCTGGTAAAAGATTCATAACATTACCAGGTCTTGGATCTTCAAATAATGGCATAGAAGTAGCCTCACTTGCTTTTAAAAAATAAAATCCAGATATATGTCCGTTCCAGTGTGTATGTAATGTATGGTGTCCTCCACCTTTCTTAGCAAATTCCTGCACCCACATTTCTGTTACAAATAAAGAATAATTTGTTAAATCAAAACCCATTTCACCTAATAAATTATATGAGGTAGCCCCTATATAATTTTGTAAATTTTTAAATTTTGGATCACCTATTAATGTTGTTGAATGAAATACATGACCCATATCTTCTTTATTTCCAAATTTTTTATTTCTACTATCTATTGCTTCTTTTAAATTTTTCTTCGATGCTTCAATATAAGAATCTGATGCTTTATTTAATTTATTTACAAACTTAGGTTGGTCTGCCCACCATATAGGACATTTAAAATATTCCTCTAAATTTAATTTTTTTGGAAAAGTCATGCTCATTTATATGGCCATCCCAGATTCCAAATTACCAAACTATGCCTTGAACCTTTTTTAACTGGACATACTCTGTGCCAAACAAAACCAGGAAATACAACTAAAGATCCTTTTGGTAATATTTCTTTACACTTATATATATTTGGTTTTTTATCTGGATCATTATTTCTAAGATCAAATTCTAATTCACCACCTGTATATTCTTTTGGATCTGACAATGTAACCGTTACAGATAATTTTCTAATTTTACCATGATCTGGAGCATTACGGTTTTCTCTCATGTAAGGTTTATCCCAACCATCACAATGCCAATCATAAAATTGTCCTTTTTCATATTTTGTAAATTGACATGCTTCAGACCAACTCCATTCAAAATTCCAACCTGCGTTTACGTTTGCTAAATTAATATATGGTTGTATTTCTTTATAAATCCATCTGTCATCCATCCAAACAACATTAGAATCTCTTTTCTTTTTTAAGTCTTTAACTTCTGTTTGATTTAATTTTTTGTTACCATATCCTCCAGTAACTGCCATTTGATCTTGTAGTGATTTTCCATATCGTACAATGTCATCACAAATACGTTCAGGTATTACACTTTGAAAATACCAATAATAATTTGTTAAATTCATATTCTTTCTTTTACCACCATAAAAACAATATATCTATTTTTATGAAACTGTCAATGTCCCAGAAACTGTAAATGTTGCAACTTTACATCCACCTGGAGTAGTTGAAGTTTGATTAGTTCCAGGTGAAACACTAAATGTAGCGTCACTAGGTCCTCTAACTATTACTATACCAGATCCACCAGCTCCGCCAGCTCTTGATGTGCTTGTGTTTGGCCCTCCAACTGAACCTCCACCACCTCCAGTGTTAGCTGTTCCAGCAGTTGCATTAGCATCAACGGCTCCTGCACCACCTCCTCCTGCTCCACCAGAACCAGCAGGTTTACTTGTATAACCTCCACCACCACCGCCACCAGCGTATGTTGTAGCTGATCCATTAATATCGTTAGGTGCACCTGCTCCACCATTTCCTGCTCCACCTGGACCACCACTTCCTCCGACTGCGGTTGCTCCACCACCGCCACCTCCAGCGTTAGATGAACCAGGTCCACCATTATTCCCTTGTGGTGGACTAACAGGAGGAGTATTACCACTACCTATAGGAGCAAAACTTGGACTTCCGCCTCCCGATCCACCATTTCCTCCCCCAGGTGATGCTCCACCAGAATTTCCTCCGTGGCCTCCACCTGTTGAAGTGATTGTGCTAAATACTGAGTTGCTTCCTTGAACACCTTGTCTTGTCGGACTACCAGACGGGCCTGGGCCACTAGGGCCTGCAGCTCCACCAGCTCCAATTGTAATTGGAAAATCTTGTGATCCAAAAGAACTAAAAGGTATTGCTGATCCTCTTAATGGGGATGGGCCATAACCAGAAGCTCTGTATCCTCCAGCTCCAGCTCCTCCACCACCACCAACATCTTCTTGACCTTTACTACCACCGCCACCACCACCAGCTACTACTAAATAATCTATATTATAAGCAGTTAAAGGTTTAGGCCATGTTCCAGATTTTCTTGCTGCAAATTGACTTTTTAAATTCCATACACCACTTGCTTTGTTTAATTCTTTTATTACTACTATTCCTGATCCACCATTACCACCACCTGATCTAGTTCCACTAATTCCACAATCTCCAGCGCCACCTCCACCTCCACCTCCAGTGTTTGTTGATGCATTGCTTCCGGGATTTGCAGTTCCTGCTCCTCCAGCTCCTCCGCCACCAGGGCCTCCAGCTCCTGCACCAGATCCTGATGATGCTTCCCAACCAGCTCCACCTCCACCTCCACCATAGGTAGTACAATTTACTGATACTGATAAACCATTACCACCAGCACCGCCAACTGCATTACTTGGAGAGTTTCCACCTGCAGCTCCAGCTCCACCACCTCCGCCAGAACCTCTATCAGATGGATTTCCACCAGCATTAGATTGAGGAGCACCTGAAGCACCACTTGTTCTAACTCTAGCAGATGGGCCAGGAGCATCATTTATATGCGTAGGTGCACCTGTAGCTGTTAAACAAAGACCTGTTGAATTAGATCCTGCTGCTGCAAAAGCAGCTGGCCCAGTTCCTGGACTTGTTGGGTGAGTACCGCCAGCTCCTCCAGCTCCTACTGTAAATGGATAAGGTGAATTGCCACAAACTAATACTTCTTGACAAACTATACCTCCGCCACCGCCACCTCCGCCAGCATTAGAGACATTTCCAGCATTACCACCAGATCCACCAGCAACAATAGCTACATTTACAACTCTTGTTCCAGGATTTGTGGTAAGTGACGAACTAGATGTTTTACTAGTAACTTCATCTTCACCAAAAGATGCTCTATTTACTCTGCCAATAATTCCGCCATTAGTTCTAGGCATTAGTTAAGTCTCCTATGCGGACACCCAAGCTGTGCCGTTCCAATCGTATACTGTTGGTGTTTCCGCGGTGTCGTTTGATTTAGTTGCTTCCCAACCTCTTGTGTTGTTGGCGTTATATTTTGTTTCGTTCCATGAAATTATGTATGTAAAACCTGATCCATCCTCTACTGATGGAAATGTTACTGGTGCTTGCCAATCGTCACTGCTATCTAGTGTCCAGGATGCAAAAGGTTGTGGTACAATAAATTTGTTTTTAGATGCGTCATATCTATAACCAATACCTGCATATTGTTTTCTAAAATTATGATTGTAAGATGTTTGTTTCCATGTTCCACCACCAAAAAAATTTACACACCATGTTTCACCATCAACATGTTCATTAGAAGGTACGTGTGCATTATCTACTACAACGACTCTTTTTACAATTTGATGAGTATCAGATGTAAATCCTGTTGGGTCTGTTTTTGATTCTAGTTCTGCAAAATGTGCCATTTTATATTCTCCTTAAAACATATATTCTATATTAATTTTATTTTAAAATCCAGTCCACTCTCCACTTTTACGAAGATCGTATACTTCATTTAATGTCCAAAATCCAGGTGCAGTGCTTGGATTAACAACTTCAGGTTCTTTAATAATTACCACTCCTGAACCTCCAGCACCACCTATAAAATTTCCTGTACCTGGCAATCTTCCAGCACCACCTCCACCGCCACCAGTATTAGATGTTCCAGCACCACCGCCACCACCTTTTGCTCCATTTCCACCTCCACCTGCGCCACCAGAACCAGCTGAACCAGGAACAGCTGGAAAATTTCTTGCTCCACCGCCGCCACCACCAGCGTAAGTTACATCTGAACCTGTAATTGTATTTGGAGCACCTGCCCCTCCTGTTACACATGAACCGGTAGCAGTGGCACCACCACCTCCAGCTCCACGTTCTTGAGGCACTGACTGAGCACCACTATTTCCTTGAGGAGGACTAACTGGAGGAGTATTTCCTGCTCCAACACCCGATTGTCCTTGTCCTGATCCACCACCAGAACCTCCTGCTACTCCAGCGCCAGCACCACCGCCTCCACCACCTCCAGCTGATGTAATACAAAAAGCAGATGAATTACTACCTGATACCCCATCACCTGCGTTTTCTGGATCACCATTGTGACCAGCACCTCCACCACCTACTACTATTGGATAAGTTGAACATGCAGTGACTGGTACAGCACTTCCTCTAAGTGGACTTGGTCCAAAACCTGTTGCACGATAACCTCCTGCACCTGCACCTCCAGCTCCATTACTATTAGCACCACCTCCACCGCCACCAGCGACTATTAAATAATCAACATTCGCTGTTACTGCTGCAGTAAAAGTTCCTGATGAATTAAATGTAGTTACTTTTGCAGCTGTAGTTGATCCTTCTTGTACTGTTTGAACTGGTCCTATAATTCCGCCATTTGCCATAGCTTATAAAACCTCCTATGCGTCGTCTAGTTCTTCATAAGAAACAAAATAAGTTAGGTCACTATTAGCGCTTGCTGTGACTGCTAATATATCTGTCTCGTCTAAATAGATTGGGTTTTCTAAAAAACTTAGTGTTGCATCTGCTGGTACAGAAATAGTATTTGCTATTTTTACATAGTTAGAACCATTGTCGACACTAACTTCAATTGTAATATCTGCTGCGTTTGATCCATCAATGTTAGCAATAAGTATTGTGTTTATTTTTGCTACTTTATCTGCAGGTACATCAACAGCTGATGCTCTTGAAGTAGTCACTGCTCCTGTAGCGTTTTTAGCATTAATTGTTGCTACGTTTACTATATTTGGTGTTGCCATATTATTCTCCTTTTATCCGAATACGATTGCCATTGCAATAGCTTTTCCAACCGATGCAAAATTGGCGTTAGAATTAATATATGTAGTTAAATCTGATGCTGCTACTTGAACCATAGTCCCATTATCATTGACTACAAATCTGTCTGCATCAACTAAAGTTGTAGAAGTAGCTGATGTTCCACCATCTACAATATTAAGCTCTGCTGCTGTAGAATCTACAGCTGCTAATTTTGTTAAATCTGCTTGTACTAATCCAGAAACACCATCAAGTAAATTAAGCTCTGCTGCTGTAGATGTGACTGCGGTTCCGTTAATAGCTAATTTATCTGTTACAATATTAAATGTGCCATTGTCTTCAATTCTAGCCACTTCTGTGCCATCTCTTTGTTGAAATATTAAATCTTTAGCATCAACAATTGGTTTAATAATTACATCACTAGATGAATTAGAAATTTTTAAAATTTCAGTTCCACCATCTTTAAAACTAAAATCTCCACCATCTGCATCAAAAACAATATCTGCTCCAGAATCTATTGTTATGTCAGCACTTGTGCTACCGTTACCTAAAGTAACTGCTGCATCCCCTGCTGCAATATCATCTGCTGCTATAGAAGAAGCTGTAACTCCATCTGTAAAATATGTTTTAAAAGTTTGAACAGTAGTTACTCTCATGGTTCCATTATCATTATGAATGATACCATCACCATCAGCAATAGCAGTTGTGCCTACGGTTGCACCGCCATCAATTAAATTTAATTCAGCTGCTGTAGCTGTAACTGTTGTGCTATCTATAGATAATGCATCTGTTTCTAATGTGCCATCAACATCAACGTTACCAGATATATCAAGAGACGCTGCTATTAATTGATCAACTTGTAAATCTTCATGTGATGAACCTAGTTTTAATTCAAATTTAGGACCTGTAGTATTGTATGTAAATGTAGCATCATCACCTGAACCACCTTCAATAGTTATACCTGCACCGTTAATAACTGCTGATGTGCTATTGCCAGTGTCTAATACAATATTGTGATCGTTTAAATTAACAGTTGTTGAGTTTACAGTGGTTGTTGTGCCTGATACTGTAAGATCACCAGTGACAGTTAAATTGTCTGCTACAGTTACTTCAGATGTGCTGTGACCCAAAGTTATAGCAGTTCCTGATATACCTGTACCTATCGAAACAGATTCACTACTGTTTGCTGTATCAACAATTAAGTAAGCATCTGATCCTTGTTTAATTGTAAATGCAGTTGCTGAGTTATCAGAAACTGCCACGTTAATATCTGTTCCATCTGCACTAATAGAATCAAGTGCTATGTCACCTACATTAGTTATTGCATTGTCGTTAAAAGATGTAGCACCTAAAGATATAGTCCCTGTTGCAGTTAAATTACTGGAACCTATGTCTATGTTGCCAAAACCACTAGAGATAGAACCACTGTTTAGTGCACCTGTAGTTACCAGGTTTGACATTGCAGTTATTTCATCATCAAAGTATGCAGCTAAATCTGTGACTGCAACTTGTTTCATTGTACCACCATCGTTTAGTACAACTCTATCTGCGTCTGCAACTGTAGTAGATGTAGCTGACGTATCACCGTCTAATATGTTTAATTCTGTTGCTGTAGATGTAACTCCATCAAGTATATTTAATTCTGCTGCTGTAGACGTAACACCATCTAATATATTTAACTCTGCTGCAGTCGATGTTACGTTAGTGCCACCAATATCAAGTGTAGTCATTGATACTTCACCAGCTACTGTCAACACGCCACTAGCAACTGTTAATAAATCTGTGTCATCTGTGTGTCCAATATTTGACCCATTAATTAAAACGTCATCAATATCTAATGATCCACCAGTAATTAAGCCTGTTGTTGTGATTGTAGAAGATCCTGTATCAATAGTTCCAAATCCTGAAGTAATAGATCCTGAATTTAAAGCACCTACAGTAGTAACATTAGATAAAGTATCTAATGCAGATTCAAAATATGTTTCAAAATCTGTTAATGCAACTTGAACCATTGTTCCATTATCGTTAACAACAACTCTATCTGCATCTGCTAATGTAGTGGATGTAGCTGACGTTCCACCATCAACAATATTTAATTCTGCTGCAGTTGAATCAACTGCTGCAAGTTTTGTTAAATCTGCTTGTACTAATCCTGACACTCCATCTAATAAATTTAATTCTGCTGCAGTCGATGTAACTGCTGTGCTTCCTAAAGTAAGACCGCCATCTGGTATGACAACACTACTCCCTGATTGTGCGGTAAAAGTATTTGCTGTAAATTGAAAATCATCTGCACCAGCAATCTTAATATCTATTTGATCATCTGTATCTGCTGTAATAGTTGTGTCACCATCGGCATCTAAAACTAATTCTCTTCCCTCTAAATCAGACGCACCACTAAATCCTGCATCAACAATATTAGTTCCATCTGAATAAACAAGACGTGTGGTTTTTTCTGATACACCAAAAGTAATACCAGTTCCTGATGCTGTTTTAAATTGAACAGTAAAAGAACCTGATGTGCCATTTGTTACAATGTAAACTTTTTCGATTGAATCTGGAACAGTTACAACTTGATTACCTGTAATAGTTCCTGTTAATTTTATAACTGCATGTCTTGCAACAGATGTTGATTCAGTTGCATCACCATCTGTAATTGATAAAGTTGTTGTTTGTGCGCCACCAGCGATAGATTTTTCTACATAACCAGCGATTGCTTTTTCTACTATTTGTAAATTGGTATTAGTTTTATCACCCCATGTACCGGCATTTTCGCCGGTTGCCATTAGTTCTATACCAAGATCTGAAAATGATGATGCCATAATTTAATCCTTAAGGTGCTGGTGAATTGACTGGGATTCTTACTGTTCCATCTGTGTAATCATCTCTTCGTCTTCTACCTATTTGTTCTCCTCCAAATTTTTGTACTTCTTGTTGATACTTCTGTTCGTATAATTGCAGCATGTCAGCTGGACCTTTTAAGAAACCGTAAGTTTCTGCTAAGCAACAATATAGCAGACCATTTGGAAAATTCATACTAATATAATTAGTGTCATTATTTTCAAATATACCTGGCACTGCATTATAATGTATTTTGTATGCAAAAGTTGCACTTGGTGTTGGTGATACAATTATAGATCCAGAATTTGAAGAACTTTCTCCAGTTGCCCCTGTATCTAACATTGCATAATATTTTGGTGTTCCAGTGGATGTGGTTGCTGAAATATATTCTTCTAAAAATGTAATATCTTTTTTCTCTAAATATACATTAGCACCAGTAAAAGTAGATCCAGTTGCAGTATAAACTTGCACTGCTCTAATAAAAACAGCTCCTGCTGGCACAGTTACAGTGCCTGTTCCAGATGTAAAATTACCTGTAGATGTTTTTCTATCTGCATCAATAGGGACATCTCTAAAAATTCTATATTGTGCATTTAAAATAATATTCTCTAATACAGTGTCAGATAATACAGTAGAGCTAACCTCTGTGTAACTTCTTATTTGTGTTTTTAATCCTGATGCACTTATTCCTGCCATTATGCTGATAGACTAACTGGCCCTGCAGACACAGTCGGTCCTCCTCCTTTTTCTGTTACACTCGGAGTTGCCCCTAAACTAAAAGTGTATTTATCTGTTGTTGTAACTGTTATACTAAATCCTGAAGCATTTTCAAACGTAGATGCAGACACTCCTCCAGGGCTTCCTCGAACATTTCTAAATCTTACAGTATCGCTTGAACTTCTTCCATGATTTATTTCTGTTACTGTAATTGTCTGAGAGCTTGCAGTAATAGAGAAAGGATTATTTCCTAACATAGCAGCAACCTCATTTTCTGTTCTTGCAGGTCTTGCATCTCTTAAACCTTGAGAGTCACCCGCTCTTGATCTTAATTCTAACTGTGGATGTTTTTCTTCATACTCAGATTTATGTACAAAATGACCATTCCACTCTTTAACCATCTCATTATATGGAAACTCCATTCCTGATCTGTCTGATATTGCTTTTGCGTGTTTTCCTCTTGTAAATGCCATTACGCTCCTGGATAATAAGTTTTAGGTGTTATTATTGTACTAGAAGAAGATCCATCTTCTGCTAGTGCTCTTGCTAATTCATCTTCATAATATAGTTTCATAGCTTGTATTCTATCTGGTGCATATTTTTGTGCTAGATAAAATGCTAAACCTGAAACCATACATGGTACAAATCTGTATGGTATATCTGTTGCATCAGTGTATGTAGAGTCAACATCTTGTATTCTTTTTACAAAAAAAATGTGCATGTCTTTTGATGCAGCTGTTGAGTCTGGACAGGGATAAACAGTAACAGTTGTTTTATCAATAAATCTTTGAACAAAATATTGTGACGGTGTGCCTTTAGATAATTTTCCTGATAGACTAGAATATGTTGATCTATCAATCTTTGTCATTGCTGCATCTGATTGAGTTGTCTGAGTTCTATTTTGTCTAAAAGTTGCTTCAAGGACATCTGCAACTCCATAAACATCAGATGTTGCATTTGTGCTAGAACTCGTTCCATCAGCTGTAGATCTAAAAAAAGTATATTCTGCTTGGCCTTCAATTAAATCAATATTAGTTTCACCTACTTCCCAATAGTGTAAACCTCTATTACCCCACTCTTGGAAAAGAATGTTAAGCGATCTTCTTGCAGATTTTAATTGATATCCAGATGTTACTTGTGAACCTATACGCTCATATGCTTCTGCTATTAGATCATCAACAGCAAAAGTTTTGTCAAAAGTAACTGTGCCGGAAGTTGTGTTGGCCATTCGTTACTCCTAATAAATTTTTTGAAATTCTGCTATAACCGTATACATGTTACCAGAATCAGCGGCACCTGGTACAACAAAATTAACATCACTTTGGTTACTGTTACTAGATTTATCTGCTGGTATTCCACCAAATTCTCTAAAGTCCCAATATCCTGCGCCTGTTAGTCCGATGATAGGAATATCTCCATCAGAGTCTTCTTCATCTAATCTTGCAAAAGAGTCTCCTCCGTCACCACCTTGACATGAATACCAAACTCTAAGTAGTCCTAAATGTGCTACTGCAGTTCCATCTTCTCTAGCGTCTAACGCAGAGACATCTCCAAAAACTGTAGTGCTACCTGTTCCGTCTGATTCGTTTACTATTTTAATAACAACTCTCTTATCGTTTTGTTGTAAGATAGTTGGCCCTGTTACTGTGTCTGCCATGTTTCC